AGTACTGGACTTACATAATTGTTACCTACCTTGAACATCTACTTAAAGACTCGTTAATAAATTAACTTTGCAATCGTTGGCCTACAATTAATGCCAGTAAATTATTGGATCTTATCTAAGAAATGATTTAATAATATTTTCTCAGCTTTTGCTGATTCATCTGGATCTTTATCATCTACATATTTCTTTTTATTTCTTAAATAAATTAATTGTTTTAAATCTCTTTTATCTTCTAATTCATCTTTTAATTTTTTCTCATTTTCTTTTTCCCATTCTTTTATATCTTGTTCAAGTATTACTGAATCATACCATCTATAAAAAGTATCATTATTGACGTTTAAAAATTCTTTTTTAACTTCTCTTATAACTTCAGTTCTATCTAAACCTTTTCTTATATGTTCTTTCATTCTTTCTTTACATGATTCATTATCTTCGTGAATATTTGCCATTATTAAACATCCATAGCTTTTTTATATTCTTTCTCTAATTCTTTAGATATTTCTGCATACTCTTCAGGCCATCCTAAATAAGGTGTATTTATTTCACATACTTCATTAAAAATCCACTCAAAACCTTCATGTAAGACCATTTGTAACATTTGTTCTACTGGTCTTGCATCTGCTTTTGCTAAACATTTAATAGCTTTTGTTTGTACGTCAGATAAACGTAAATTCGATTCATTCATGATTTTGTTTATGTGAGATTAATATTAGTATGATATCATAAATATAGTTTATGTACATACATTCATGTCGAGAGTCAAACAATTCATTCAAGATCATTCAGATTTGCCCATTCAAGACATTCAAGACTTACTTCATTCAAAACATTCAATTAATTCTAAAAAAGTAAAATTTCAAAATTTTGATTTTTTATTTCAATTTTTGATTTTTTACTTTTTAAAAATTAAATAAATTATTTTAAATTTTTGAAATATCCCTTTTTTTGTGTTCCATGTATTAAAAGTGCGAAGGGATCAGGTTTAAAGCAACTTGAGTCATCCTTATCAATTTTGTAAGGCTTTCCAATATGTTCAATACCTTTTTTAATTGCTTCGGCTTCGCTATTAACTACAATAGCCCATCTTTTAAAATGTCCCTTATGTATTAAGTCATCCCTTAAACCGCCCATACTGGCAGTTAAGTAAAAATTATCTGGTAAAGATAAATTAGTTCCAAACAAGTGCAAAGACTTAGAATAACAATAAAACTTAAGTTGTGGATTAACTCTAGCTACTTTTAACCATGCTCTTAAATATTCACCCGAAAAAAAGTCTCCACTAGAATGAATTCTAACCTTATCTATATTTTTTGTTATATGCTTTTGAATTGATTTATTTATTAAATCAATTGTATTAATTTTATCATTTTTAAAAGCATCCGATATTAAAGAATTTTTAATTAAATCTAAATTGTACTTTCTAGCGTTATATACGTTTTTATATTGGGCTTCCTGACTAGCGGCATAACATCGAAAAATAGTATTTTTACCATCTTCTACAGTAAGCTTGCCGTTATTATTCATAACGGCATAACTACGGCACTTGTCAGAATTAGGACAGGTACGGCCTGCTGGTAAATCAAATATAAGAGTTTTTTTCAACTTCTTATTTTGTTTAGACATTTTTAATAGTTGTTTCATTTGATAGTGTCCTTGTTTACGTCTATAACTGCTATATTTTTTAAGTT